GTAACGCTGATACAAGAGAGGAATGGTCATGGCTGACAAAGTAACCGTCAAGATGACCCCTGACTCTCGGGATTTGCGCTCGCTTTACAAGGCATTTCGCGAAATGGATGAGGGTGCAAAAAAAGCCCTAAAAGATGACGTGACCAGCATTAGCCAATGGTCAGCCACAGAGATGCAAAGCAGCTACAACTTGAACCCATTGCCAGCACAAGCCCAAAAAGTAGCGGCAACTATTCGAGCCAATAAAGATCGCATCCCTAACGTTACGATTGGTGGTAGCAAAGGTCGATTTAGTGGCGGCGCGGTATCTGGTCAAGTGTTGTTTGGATCAGAGTTTGGCGGCCCTGCACCATTCGAAAATGGTGGTCGCCGCTTTCCTGATCGCTCACCTGCACAAGGTCGCGGTAACGAGGGCTATGGCATTTTCATAACACTCAAAAGAATCCAGCCAGAATTGACACGCCGATGGAAAGATGCGGTTAGCAAAAGAGTTATAGAAAAGTGGGATGACAACAATGGCTGACGTAAGAACACTCAAACTTAACCTACTTGCCGATGTAGACCAGTTTGGCCGTAGCCTGGCACAGGCTGATAACGATGCCAAGGGTTTTGCTGGCGGACTTAAAAAGTACGGCAAAATCGCCGCTGCGGCTTTTGTAGTTGCTGGCGCAGCTGCTGCCGCTTATGCAGTCAAAATCGGCATCGATGGTGTAAAGGCCGCAGTCGAGGATGAAGCATCACAAAAGCAACTTGCCGAAGCCTTAAAAAATACAACTAACGCAACCGATGCACAGATCAAGTCAACCGAGGCTTACATCACCAAGCAACAATTGGCCTTTGGCGTAGCCGATACCAAGTTGCGCCCGGCACTGGCAAACCTTGCCCGAGCCACTAGCGATGTAGGTAAAGCACAGGAACTAACCAACCTTGCTTTAGACATTTCGGCATCTACTGGCCGCGATCTTGAAACGGTATCGTTGACCCTTGCCAAGGCTTACAACGGCAACATTGGTGCGCTTACTAAATTGGGTATTCCACTTGATGAAAACATCAAGAAAACAAAAGATTTTAACGTAGTCCAAGATGAACTTGTACGTTTATTCGGTGGCGCAGCCAAAGCCAACACTGAAACCTATGCAGGTCAGTTGGCTATCGTTACAGAGCGTGTAGGCGAACTAAAAGAATCTATTGGTGTGGCATTACTACCTACACTTAAAGTTTTGCTAGAACAAGTTAACCAAGTTGCAAAAGGTTTTAGTGGCGATGATCCAAACGGTTTGAGTAGCAGAGCCATTGAGTTAGGCGCAAGTGTTGGCGATACTGGGGCATACAGCCTTGGTACATCACTAAAGGCTTTGAGCGATGCTTTTGGTAAATTGTTTACGACAATAACCGCTGATGGTGATGAATCCTCTGGCTCATTGCAGACGCTTGCAAATGCATTAGTTTCCGTAGCCAACGGCATTAACGCAGTAGCAAATGCTTACAAAAAAGCCCGAGATTTGGGTGGCAAGATTCTAGATTTTATCAGCATTGACCCGGGCGAGGGTCCAAAGTTTGCTGATTCTCGTTTAGGCAAGGCACTTGGCTACACATCACGCGCAGCTGGTGGCCCAGTCTTTGCTGGTCAAATGACAAGGGTTGGCGAATTTGGGCCTGAAATGTTTGTGCCTAGTGGCTCGGGATCTATTCGCCCGGACAATGGCGCAGGCCAAGGCGTAACCATAATTATGAACGGTGTGATTGACGGTGAGTCGGCTCGCCGATCAATCGAGAAGCTGCTGCAAGATAGCGCAAGGCGCACAGGCGCGGTCAACTTTGTTGGGGCAACATTGTGACCGTATACACGCCATACCCAAAAGTGATCTTTGCTGGGGTAAATGAGTATGCAGACAACACAATCAGCAACATCTCAATAAGCCTTGGCCGCCGCGACATTTACGAGCAGGCTTTGGTTGGCATTGCCAATGTAAGTCTGTGGACTGATGCTGATACTGCGCTGAACGTAAACCTATCCGACAGCATTCAGATTCAGGTCAAAGATTCAACCAACACTTACCGAACGATTTACACAGGCACAATCTCGGACATCCAAATCGGACTAGATGCTTACGGCGAAATAGGATCGGTGGCTCGTTACAATCTGACGGCTGTTGGTCCACTGGCTATCCTCAATCGCTACACAACAGGCGGCCTAGGCTTTGCCAAAGAGTTTGACGGCACAAGAGTATTAAACATTCTCTCGGACGCGTTTCTAGAGAGTTGGTCAGAGGTAGTCCCGACTTTAACTTGGTCAGCTGTAAGCAGTCTTGCCACATGGGACAACTGGGGTGGCGGAAACCAGACTTTGGTTGACGATCTGATCGCTGACATTGATACACCCGGCACATACGAGTTGACCGCTTACAGCGATGGCGTTGCCAATGCTTTGACACTGGCCCAGAATGCCGCCCAGTCTGGTCGAGGATTCCTTTACGAAGCCCCTGACGGATCAATACACTACGACTCCTACACGTCCAGAGCGACACTGACACCGCTGACCCTTACTGACGATGACCTATTGGCCGTAGGACTGCGACAGGCCGCCCAGTGGTCAGAGATCGTCAATGACGTGACTTTGACCTACAAAAACAACCAAGAAAAGTATGCGGCTGATTACACAAGCCAACAATCCTATGGCGAACTATCAGGCAGTAGAACAACGCAGCTAGAAAACGGTAGTGATGCCCAGAGTCAGGCTGATGCATTCTTGGAAAGTCGGGCTTACCCACGCACCTACCCAGAGGAATTGACGATACCATTACACAGTCCAACCGTCACCGATGCGACTCGGGATGCCTTGATTTTGATGCACGTTGGATCAGCAATCTACACGCAGGATCTGCCAGCAGTATTTGGTGGGACTTTTGATGGCTTTGTCGAGGGCATCAAGTGGAATCTTGACCGTTACACAGCGACAATGACTTTGATTTGCTCGGCAATTTCCGAGACATACCCACACGCAGTTTGGCTGCAAATCGCACCAACCGTAACGTGGGCAGGGTATACTCCAACTACGACAGAATGGCAGGACTTATAGCATGGCAACCGTAACACCAAATTATTCATGGCCCGTTCCCACAAGCTCAGATTATGTTAAGGACGGGGCAACAGCCATTGAGGCATTGGGCGATGCTATTGATGCAACTGTATTTGCTTTACCAACAGGTTTAGCTTTGCTGAATACAACGACATTTACTGGTCAATCAAGTGTCATCATTGACGGTGTTTTTAGCAGCACATACAGGAATTACAAGTTTACTTTTAGCCCGTCAGCTGTAAGCGGTACGGACATTCCCATCTATTGGGTTATGCGATCTGGAACACCTGCTGCCGACGTTACGACAAATTATGAGCAACAGACGGCATCGGCAAGAAGCACAACATTATCAGGGGTTCTCGCCACGATTGCAACAATTACAACTGCCACCACTGCTGTTGGGGATTACAGTTTTGCCCAAATGGATTTGTTGAACCCAAACGTAACTCAACGCACTGGATGGTTGGGTAGCAATTTTTATGCGCCATCATCTGGTAACTCATATTTGCAAACTTTCGGCGGTGCTCAAAGTTCTACAACACAATTTACTGGCATCAAGTTTTACCCATCTAGCGGCACTTTCGGTGGAACTATCAAAGTCTACGGATACAAGTAGGAATCATTATGGCTAACACAAACAACAACGCCCAGACCGTCTTAGTAGTTAATGCCGTAACTGGCGAGGAAATTGTCAGAAACTTGACACCTGCTGAAATTGCAGATCTTAACGAAATGCAAACAAAAGCCAACGAACATGAGGCACAATTAGAAACCAAAGCAGCTGCTCGGGAGTCAGCACTAGCCAAACTTGCCGAACTTGGACTAACAGCCGAGGAAATCGCAGCACTTTAACAATCAGCACAGGGCCATGACACGAAAGGGCAACTCATGGCCTTACCAATTAAGAATGGCAAGATTACAACCGCCTATAAAAAGCCAGGCAAGATGTGGTCAAAGGGCTACCACACCGGCGTTGACTTTGCAGTACCCACTGGCACGCCAGTGTTGGCAGTAGCTGACGGCAAGATTGAAAACGCTAATTGGGGCAAGGCTTACGGCAACCAGGTAGTGCAAAAGGTCGAGGGTGGCTGGGTAATCTACGCACATCTAAACGCAGTACGTTGCAAGCCAGGCGCAACCGTTACTAAAAACCAGATAATTGGCGAATCAGGCAGCACAGGAAACTCATCAGGGCCGCATCTACATTTTGAGATGCGCGACAACATTAGATGGTCCGCAGGAAAGGACCTTGATCCGAAAGCGATCCTTGAAGCATGAACAAAACCAAAAACATTTTATTAAGAATGGTTGCAGTCTTTGCAGCTTCTAGCCTGTCAGTTGTAGGCGCATCAGCCGTAGCTGGCGTTGAGCCAGCCAAGGCGATCATCATTGCTGGTATTGGTGGCGTGGCCGTAGTAATCGAGGGACTTGCACGGGCATTCCTAAAGGATGGCTCACTTGACGATGCAGAAATTAACGACATCTTTACAAACGCCGACAAGGATCTTGACAAGTAATGGCAACACTTTGGAAAGTTGAAAGCGGTGAGTCAAAGCAAACCATCCCACCAAAGGTTTGGACTTGGGTTGAGTACCCAAAGGGAATTGCTTACAAGGTAGACAAGGCTGGCCAGTGGGAATGGATCACAATCCTGCGAGTGGAGTTTAGCAAGGGCGGCTCGGTATTGCGTGGCCGCTTTGGTCGTTACCCTGGCACTGACAAGTTGGATGAAACTGGCCACGATGATAAGAACATTGGCGGCTGGGATGGCAAGGTCTATCACTTGCACTGGTCACACACCATTGACTGTAATCCATCGATGCCGGTGGGCTTTTGGATTTGGCACGATTCAGCTGCGCCGATAGTCCTAGATGGTAGGCAGATCAAGGCCAAATTGGTCTGATGAATAAACCTTTGAGAGTGGCTTTGGTCGCTTTCATCGTAGGGCTCACGATGCTAGTGCATACGCCCAACGCATACGCCGAAACCGTGTTTACTGAAATCACTTGTGCAAACTTAGCTGGCGAACAGGTGATTCGCTCGGTTGGTTGGGATAACTCGAACCAGTATTTTGCCGATAAGGGAAACATCGCCCGGCACTATTGTGAGGGTGGTTTCGCTGGCCCTTACACAATCTACATCGGTGACTTATTGCCAGCCGATAGCCCTTTAAGGTACTACGCAGGGATTGTGCCAACACCATCACCATCACCAAGCCAAACCATAACCATCGAGCCAACGCCTTTGCCATCACCTACACCCAGCCCAACTGATTTGCCATCATTAGAACCCACACCAATGCCCACACAAGAGCCACAGCCCGAACCAATTCCAACATCTATCTTGCCCATCCCTGTGCTAGTAGAGCCAACAATGTTGCCGATAGAACCCACACCAATACCGACACCAGAACCAGAACCAACACAACAGCCAACGCCAGAGATAGCAACACCCGAACCAACCGCCGAACCATCACCAACTCCGATCGAGCCAAGCCCTGTGCCAAGCCCGATCCCAAGCCTAAATCCAGAGGCAGTGACTTTGGAAGTACCGACACAGCTGCTGGCGATCCCGGGCTTTGAAGCGTTGGCCGCATCGGTTGAGGCAATTATGAATATTGGCTCGGACATGACCCCAGATCAGCGTGAGGAATCTCAAAGCGTTGTCATTGGTGCAGTCCTAGTCGGTCAAATAGCAGCAAGTATAAGGAGAATAAAATAATGAAATGGCTCAAAAAGTACGTTTCAGCAATCACAGCTGATACTTACACCTATGTGGGCTTGCTCATTGCGTATTTCACCCTAGATGGATCAGCAAAAAAAGTCACAGGGTTACTGATTGTCGTGGGGGTAGTGGTTTATCTAGTATCACTGCCATTGCGCGATGACGACACGCCCGACGAATAACCTAGACACAATGTCAGGTATTGTCATACTATGTCACTAAGGAAAGAGGGCAGATGGAAAAGTATCTAACAGCCAAAGAAGCAGCTGACAAACTACGGGTAAGCGAACGCACGCTTATTAGATGGGAAAAATCAGGGGCATTGAAGCCTAAGCGCATCGGCGGCGTTAAGCGATACAAGGCCAGCGAACTCGACAAATAGAACAGGAAAACAGGGCATGGGACTACTAACACTATTTGGATTTTTGATATTCTTTGCAATCGGCTTTGTTGTCGGTGCATTGGTGCAGATTCAAAAGCATGAGGATGAACGAAAGCAAGAATCAATCGCCTATTGGCGTTGGGCGCGTAGCCAAGAAAACATCGAGCATCAGATGCTTAATGATGGATGGAAACTCTAATGGCATTTGATTTGGAAAGTTACGTTACAGTCCAAGAACGGATCAAAGAGTTTTATGCAAAGTATCCCGATGGCTCATTGCAATTTGAGTTTAAGGGAATACTTGAGGGATCACCGCTAATGATGTGGGGCATCGCATACGCATACCGGACACCAGATGATGAACGACCAGGCATCGGCACAGCTGCTGAACTTATCGAGGGCAAGACTCCATACACAAAAGGCAGCGAGTTACAGAATTTGGAATCATCGGCCTGGGGTCGTTGCTTGGCAGCACTCGGGCTAGGCATCAGCAAAGGCATTGCATCCAAGCAAGAGGTTCAAGCAGCTAAGGATCGCCAAGCACCAGGACCGGCAAAGCCAAAAGAGGTTGACCCTTGGGCCTTAACTGATGAACCTGATTTGAGTGTGCCACAATGTGCTCACGGTGACATGAGGCGTAAGACTGGCCTTAAGAAAGATGGCACACCATACGCAGGTTATGTCTGCAAGATAGGTGCAGACGGCCAACGTTGCGAGGCAATTTGGGATCGGTCATGATCTGCGAGCATGGTGCTGATGCTCCTAAGTTTTGCGCGATCTGTCGGCATCAGGGAATCTTGGGCAAGGCCGAGGGAATTACCCTGGCTAAAGATTCACAGCTGAACTGGCACGATGAGGCCGTGATTTGCATACGCCAAATGGCTCGCACTGGTAAACCATTCACTGCCGAGGATGTAGTTAATGAGATTGGCGCACCAGGGGGATCAGGCAAAGTCATTGGGGCGGCGTTTAACACAGTTGCACGATCTGGCATGATCTGGCGATATGGGGAACGCCCGGCAGACCGTAAGTCGAGCCATCGCCGAATGTTGGCAGTGTGGCGCGGTGGACAGGTGCAAGAGCAGACAAGGTTATTTGATGGGAACTGATGCTGACGTCATGCGCTGCGGTTGCGGTGGATGGGTATACATAGGCAAGCCGTGTGGCTTTTGTGAGAAATGGCAAAATCGTGGATGAGATCGAAAGGGTATTGGAAAACATAATGAAAGAACCAATTTCAAGCGATGCAGTTTGGGCAAGTATTGAGGGCAAGATACGAGGTCATTATCTAGCAGCTCAAAACTTGCCACAGTCATGCCCACAGTGCGCCAAGATACTTGAACCAGTTGATTTCGGTGTTGATCCTGATACTAATGAGCGTATGTGGGTGACACATTGCTGTGGTAATTGGGAAAAGTTTTACGAAAAGCTAGGGCCAAGTGATCTGATTTGATTGGGCGCGGCGATCGTTATCTGGTTATGTTTTTGTGTAAATGTAGTTACGGTTTTACACGGGCATTAGAGGATGATCCATCCTGTGCTAAAGAAACAGCCCAAGGGTATTTGGATAACTTTATGGCTAAACATTATGAAAAGTGCAAAAACAAAGTATTCAAGGCTTACATAGAAGAGATATAAACAAACGACACGCGGATGCCAAGAAACAACCGCGTGCCGCTCATTTGGATGCTAGCATCCGAAGTGCTGAACCTCTAGTCAAGAGTATAACTGATGCCCGACCAATCCTCGGGTGAACCGCCGTTAGATGGCGTATCTCGACATGGATTGATTAGCCCATGAAATAAGCAGAAATGCGAGCCTTAGCAGCTAATGTCAACACGAATCGCCTGGCATCGAAACACCCAGCACTAAGGCACACGGCGCGATTGTGCGAAAGCACCCATGACCAACCAACCTACGCGGTGACGGTGGCGAGTGGCTTGATTCAATGCCATTCCCTGCTCACCTATCGGCTCGGGTGGCAAGTATAGGTTACGATCTAAATCATGACGAGATGGGTGCAGGTAAAGCACGATGAACTCTTGGAGTATGTAGCAATGGTTGAGTATCTAAGGAAAGATCACACGCAGCTGCAAGAACAGATCAAGGATGCAAAGGAATTGGCAAGCATCATTGAAGCAACATACAAAGAACGCTTAGACAAGCTGACTGATTACATACTTGACATACATCCAGCGAACTACAAATACGAACGAGGATTGATGGATGCTTACAACATAGTGGCTGGGCTTTGTTCGAGAGTTGGTGTAGGTAATGGTTCGAGCGAAACTACGGGACTTGACATTGGTGTTGGCTCTATGGTCATTGATGGCGATGGTGTGGCTGATGGGCTTGGCGCAATACCTGCGTACCACCGCAAAGGGCTATCGGCTGGCAAATCGTCACCGATGTAGATTGTGTAAGGGCCAGCGAAACCACCCTCACAATAGTGCTGGGGTATGTTCCCCTTATCGGCAAAATACTGGTTCGAGTTATCCCAGCCAATCTGACGTTGAATCTGCTCGCCTTGTAAGTTCTGGCAAGTAACGGTCGTAAACGCTGTTTCGGCGTAGGCGTTTGAGCTGCTAAACAACATGGATGAACCCACAATCAAACCAACAAGGCCAACTCGATAAGGCTTTAGGGTTGCCACCATTTGAACTGCCTTTCATTGCTGACACACTTACCGCCCACAACTTTAAATTGAGCAACGATTGGATGCTTGGTCTTTGATTCCCAATACATCGTGCCTGACCAATTCAGTGGGGCATTCTTACCCATCACCCAGGTGTTTGTTCCAGTGCTGTTGATACCGTCAGGGGTTAGCCTGGCAAGTCTGACTTTGACATACTTTGGCCGCTTTTCACATACCAACCGCAGCTGGGCAAAAAATAATGAGCGATCCCCACCCAATGCCAAAGGCGCGCACCCTGCAAAAGTTGTCCACTTCCCGGACTTGTAGGACTGTGGGTCTGTGTTTTTGCATAGGCCCGAGGTCTTTGCAGCTGCTACGGCGTAGGGCTGACTGTCAACGGCAACCACTGGCACAGCCAGCAACAAGGACAACACAACAACCATGCCCATCACTGGGCCAAGTCTCATCGCTTCTTTTTGGCCGCTGTTGTAATAACTTCATCCATTTCGGCTTGGGTCAATTTGCCGTCATCGATTAAGTTCTTTGCGGTTTCGCGCAAGACAACAACCAATGGCAATAGTGCTGCCATCAATGCGCCCTTAATTGGTTCGATGCCAACGCCAGCCGATAGCCCAAAGGTGGCTAGGCCCTCGTATGCAATAAGCGCAACTACGCGCACAAAAAATGTTTTGTATTTTGTCATGATGCCAAGATCGCTTTCGGGTCGATGTCTTTACCTGCTGACCAACGGATGTTGTCGCGCATTTCAAAGTGAAGGTGTGGGCCTGATGAGTTTCCAGTGTTCCCGGACTCCCCAATGATCTGGCCTTTTGTAACCTTTGCGCCTGGCTTTACTCTGACCTTGTTTAAGTGTGCATAGATTACCCAGCCGCCATCGACCTTTTGCACAACTTGATTTCCGTATGACTTGCCCCAGTTGGCGTTTTCGATCTTGCCGTCAGCTACTGCCAATACAGGTGTGCCGATGGGTACTGCAAAGTCACAACCCGTGTGGTAGCCAGTGGCTTTCCACATTTTGCCGGGCTTGCCGTATGGGGTCGTAATCTTTCCATTCTTAATTGGTAAGGCCATGAGTTGCCCTTTCGTGT